ATAATGCTGCATATATTCTTCGTGTTCCTGGAAATTTATTTGAGGAGTTTGTATGAATAAGTTAGAAGGATTTCCGTCAGTTTATTATTTGAGTTTAGAAGAAAGTCTTGATAGAAGAACTGATTTAGAGAAACAATTTCGTGAATATGGCATTACAAATATTCATGGAGTAGTTTCTAAAAGATTTGCAGAGTGTGATGATATTATTCATGGAAAGTTTGTACACGAACTGACTGATGCATCTAAAGGTTGCTGCACATCTCATATGAAATGTATTAAGAGATGGTTAACAGAAACAGATGAACCAATTGGTTTCTTCTGTGAGGATGATTTATCTCTTAAAACTGTAGAATACTGGAACTTTACTTGGAAAGAATTTGTAAATAGTCTTCCAAATGACTGGGATGTTGTTCAGTTGATGTGGGTTCGTGATAGTCTTCAAAATGTAGAGTTTCGTAATCGTTATGCGGATGATTGGGGTGCTTCTGCATATATTCTAAAAAGAGACTATGCAGAAAAGTTAGTGAATACTTACTATTCTACTGATGAGTTTCAGTTTGATATTCCAGTGGACAATTGGAGCATTCAACCAATCGTAGAAAATCTTATCTTTCTGCTAGGAAAAGCATATGGAGTTCCATTATTTGTAGAAGAAGTTTATAAATTTGATACAACACTTGCAACTTCAGATGAATTTAGAGGACTTAAAGATGATTGGGAACTTGTAGAAGGACAAGGACCATCACATATTACATCACATGATACTGTTTTAAATTGGTGGAAAGAAAATCAAAATCTATCACTTAAAAATCTTATGAAGAGACAAAAAACTCCATTAGAAGAATATGTATATGATACGGAAAACGCACAACTAAACTTTAATTTAGCTCTATGGTATGAAAAACAGGGACAAACAGCAGCTGCAATTTCATATTTTCTAAGAGCAGCAGATAGAACTGATAATTTAAATCTTGCTTATGAATGCCTTTTGCATATGGCAGATTGTTTTCATAAACAATCCAATCGAACTTATACAGTTAGAGGATTATATCAACATGCATCTACAATTTTACCTAAAAGGCCTGAAGCATATTATTTGCTTGCCAAGTATCAAGAGTGGCAAACCCAATATGCCGAATGTTATACAACTTGTTGTACAGCATTAAGTCTTTGTGATTTTAATTCTTTACCATTGTCAACAGATGTAGGATATCCTGGCAAATTTGGAATTGTCTTTCAAAAAGCAATTTCTGCATATTGGTGGGGTAAAGGTGATGAATCAAGAAAGATACTTCAGGATCTCAAAAATAATTATGAATTGGATGAGGTTCATTATCAATCAGTTGGTGATAATCTGATGCGTCTTGCTTCCAATGTTCCAGAGCATCAGATTAAGTATGACAAGTCAAGATATGACAAAGTAAGGCATAAGTTTGATGGATTAGAAACTATTGATCAAAATTATTCACAAATCTTTCAGGATATGTTTATTCTTGCTGTTCTCAATGGTAAGAAGAATGGAACTTATTTAGAAATTGGCGCTCAGCAACCATTCTATCAAAGCAATACTGCACTTCTTGAGACCAAGTTTGGATGGAAAGGAGTATCTATTGAGATTAAAGAAGACTTATGCAAGATGTTCGAAGAACAGAGAAAGAATGCAATTCTTTGTCAAGACGCAATACAAGTTGATTATAAAAAATTACTTCAAAAAACTTTTTTTGATACAAAAGTCATCGATTATCTTCAAGTAGATATTGAGCCTTCTAAAACAACCTTTGAAGCACTGCTTTCTATTCCATTTGACGAATATAAGTTTGCAATTGTAACTTATGAGCACGATCATTATGTTGATATGACCAATTCGTATCGTTCCAAGTCCAGAAGATATATGGAATTGATGGGATATGAGTTGGTTGTTGCAAATGTATCTGGAAATGATTTTTGTCCCTTTGAGGATTGGTGGGTGCATCCAGATGTGGTAGATTGGAAGATTATAGAAAAATTTAAATCAATTCAGGACGTTACTGATGTGAGAAAGTATTTCTATTCATAAATAAAAATAAAAATGCATAATTTGAAATCCCACAAAACAGTTGAGCAGATTGCAAAGAAGCATCGCCTTGAGGTTTCTTTCATTCAGAAGCAACTGGATATGGGAGAACCAATTGAGCATGAACATACAAAAGATCATGAACTTGCAATGGATATTGCTCTTCAACATCTAGATGAAATTCCAGATTATTATACTCGTCTGAAAAAAATGGAAGCATCTGCCAAAAAAGAACATAAAAAGTTCAAAGATATAAAAGAAAACGAGTATGATATAAGTAATATTGATGATATGGATACACCAATACATATGCATTATAAGCACGGTATTCATATTGATTACGAAAAAAGATATTGCCCAAAATGTAAAAGAGTAGAAATGAGGAAGGAATGTAAATATGGCCCTAGATATTGGGATATATTTTCTATGCCTGAAAAATTGAAAGAAGGCAATTTACATCAGTGGTTCAAAGGTTCTAAATCAAAAGAAGGAAAACCTGGTTGGGTTAATGTTGTAACTGGTGGTACTTGTGCAAGTGATGAACCAGGAGAGGGAACTCCAAAATGTGTTTCTTCTACAAAAAGAGCAAGTATGACAAAGGCAGAAAGATTATCTGCATCAAGAAGAAAAAAAGCAGCAGACCCAGGACAACAACAAAAAACTGGTGCTGCAAAACCAACTTACGTTTCAACTGATACTCCTAAAAAGAAAATGAAAGAAGCAAAAGACCATGAGTATTCAATGGCACGTTCAGAACTTTCTACAATTATGAGTGCTGCCAAACGCCTTAAGTCAAAAATGGGCAAAGGTGAAGGAGAAATTGAAGCATGGGTTCAATCAAAAATTACTAAAGCAGCAGACTATCTTGATACCGCTGCTGATTATGTTGATAGTGGAGAGATGAATGAAGAAAAAGATATTAAAGGAAAAGGTAGTGGTAAAAAAGACGCATGTTACAGTAAAGTAAAAGCAAGATATGATGTATGGCCAAGTGCATATGCATCTGGAGCACTTGCTAAATGTCGTAAAAAAGGTGCTGCTAATTGGGGAAATAAATCTGAACAATATTCGGGAATTGTTGCAGAGATTATAAACGAATTAGAAGAGGCTTGCTGGAAAGGATATGCCGCGAAAGGTATGAAAAAGAAAGGCAATAAAATGGTTCCAAATTGCGTTCCAGTCAAAGAAGAAACTAAATGCCCAAAATGTTCTGGAAAAACTTGCAAATGCGAAACTCCAGAACCTGATGAATATAATGATAGACAAAAAAAAGAAATTGGAGAAGCAGTAAGACTTCCAGCAACTAATGGAAATATTATTTCTGTAGTTCTTTCTTGGCGCGGAAGATCTTATATGACTAAGATGTTTTTTCCTCAAGTGAAGATGCCATCAAGAAGTGAAATTACTGATCAAATTCAAAAGGTTTATCCTGGCGCAACTATTTTACAATACAATCTTGCAGGATTGGAACCAGGTCAACCATTAATTCAAGTTTCTGATAAAAGCAAAAATTATCTTTTAAACAATAAGACAATTGGCGAAGAAACTGAAGTTTCGGAAGTAGTTTATGAAAGTGGAGATTATTGGCATCCAGATCCCAAAAAGGATAGTGCCATCAGTGGTGTTGGAAATAAAATGAGAGCTCGTGAAGATCAAGGAAAAGATACTTCAGCACAAACAAAACCTGATTATAGCAAAAGGCTAAAACCAGGCGAAACGTATATGCAATTTGCTCAACGTAGAGAGGCAGAAAGACGTGTAAAAGAAGAACTTGAAATTCAAGAAGTCGCTGCTTGGCAACGTAAAGAAGGAAAGAATCCTGAGGGTGGATTAAATAAAGCAGGTATTGCTTCATATCGCAGAGAGCATCCAGGTTCAAAACTTTCACTTGCGGTTACAACTAAACCATCAAAATTGAAAAAAGGTTCAAAAGCAGCAAACAGAAGAAAGTCATTTTGTGCTCGGATGTCTGGAATGAAAAAAAGATTGACATCAGCAAAAACCGCAAACGATCCAAATTCAAGAATCAATAAGTCACTGAGAAAGTGGAATTGTTAGTACAATAAGGTTATATTATGGCTGATGACATTTATCTTGGTAATCCGAATTTAAAAAAAGCAAATACTCCTATTGAATTTACTCAAGAACAAATTCTTGAGTTTGTGAAATGTAAGGAAGATCCGGTTTATTTTGCTAAAAATTATATTAAAATTGTTACTCTTGATCACGGATTACAACCATTTAAGATGTATCCGTTTCAGGAAAAATTAATTGAAAACTTTCATGAGCATAGATTTAATATCTGCAAGATGCCTCGTCAGACTGGTAAGTCAACGACATGCGTATCTTATCTTCTTCATTATGCCGTTTTCAACGATAACGTAAATATTGCAGTTTTAGCAAACAAGGCATCAACAGCTAGAGATCTTCTTAGTAGGTTACAACTTGCATACGAAAACTTGCCGAAATGGATGCAGCAAGGTATTCTATCTTGGAACAAAGGTAGTTTAGAACTAGAGAATGGATCTAAAATTCTCGCCGCATCTACGTCTGCATCTGCTGTCCGTGGCGGATCATATAATGTCATCTTTTTGGACGAATTCGCATTCATCCCGAACCACATTGCTGATCAATTCTTTGCCTCTGTTTATCCTACTATCTCGTCTGGTAAAAGCACAAAGGTCATCATAGTCTCAACCCCACACGGTATGAATCACTTCTACCGTATGTGGCATGATGCAGAAAGAAGTAAAAATGAATATGTGCCAACGGATGTTCATTGGTCCGAAGTTCCTGGAAGAGATGAGGAATGGAAAAAGCAAACCATATCCAATACATCAGAGCAACAATTCAAAGTTGAGTTTGAGTGCGAATTCCTTGGTTCTGTTGATACTTTGATTGCACCATCAAAACTTAGAACCCTCGTCTATGACCATCCTAAGACCCGTAGCGGTGGATTAGACATTTATGTGGATCCTATTGAAGAACACGACTATTTGATCACTGTAGACGTAGCCAGAGGGGTTGGAAATGATTATTCAGCATTCACTGTAATAGACATTACACAGTTTCCTCACAGAGTAGTTGGAAAATATAGAAATAATGAAATCAAACCAATGTTATTTCCAAGCATTATTGTGGATATAGCAAAAAATTATAATAATGCATTTATTTTATGTGAAGTGAATGATGTTGGAGATCAAGTAGCAAGCATTGTCCATTATGATCTTGAGTATAATAATCTTTTAATGTGCTCAATGAGGGGTAGAGCGGGACAAATTGTTGGGCAAGGTTTTTCTGGAAAGAAAACTCAACTTGGCGTAAAGATGTCTAAAGCTGTTAAAAAAGTTGGATGTCTCAATCTCAAGACGATGGTTGAAGAAGATAAACTCATCTTTAATGATTATGAGATTATGAGTGAATTAACTACATTCATTCAAAAAAATAATTCCTTTGAGGCAGAAGAAGGATGTAATGATGACTTGGCAATGTGTCTAGTCATTTATGCATGGTTAGTTGCTCAAGATTATTTCAAAGAACTTACCGATCAAGATGTAAGAAAAAGATTATATGAAGAACAAAAAAATCAGATTGAACAAGATATGGCTCCTTTTGGATTTATTGTAGATGGAACGGATGAGACTAGTTTTGTTGATGATGAGGGAGATAGATGGCACTTAGATGAATATGGAGATCGTGCATACATGTGGGAGTATATGTAAGTTGAGATTTTAATAAATATTTTTTAGATAAACTGAGACTACGGAGAAAAACATGGCGACTCCTCAATTATCTCCTGGTGTATTGACTAGGGAAGTTGATTTAACTGTTGGGAGAGCTGATAATGTATTAGATAACATTGGAGCAATTGCAGGTCCTTTTACTAGAGGTCCAGTTAACGAAGCAGTTGATATTACTACAGAGAACGAATTAATCAATGTTTTTGGAAAACCTGTATCAACTGATGCTCAATATGAGTATTGGATGACTGCATCCTCCTTTTTAAGCTATGGTGGTGTTCTTAAAGTTGTAAGAGCAGATGGAACAACTTTAAACAATGCAAATGCTGCAGTAGGTTTTGCATATACTACAGCAATTAAAATTAAAAACTATGATGATTATGAGCAAAACTATTCCGATGATGTTGCAGATTATGTTTTTGCTGCCAAAAATCCAGGTGCTTGGGCAAATAGTTTAAAAGTTTGTGTTATTGATGATAAAGCAGATCAAACGATTGGAATTACCACAACTAATCCAGGCAATGTAGGTGCTATTGTTGGTTATGGCGTTTCAGTTCCACTCAATTCTGTAGTGGTCCCTGGATCCGGATCAAATACAACATTTACAGGATACTTAAAAGGTATCATCACAGGAGTTACCACAGATTCAGCAACTGCTGCTAGTTCGTTTGATGTGAAGATTTTTTCCAGAGTAAATACTGCTGGCGCAGAAACTCAAATTGAATATAAACAAAATGCTAGAGAGGCATCCATTTTAGCATCAGATAGCATTACATTTTTAACAAATGCTTCTAACTCTGCAGGAACTGCTTCTGCTGAAACTGTTGTAGATTGGTATGATCAACAACAATTAAATCTTTCAAACGGAAGCCTTTACTGGAAATCTATTGCACCAAAACCACAATCAAGTGGTTATGCACAAGATAGAAATTGTAGAAATGATGAAATGCATGTTGCAATTGTTGATGATAGAGGAACTATTACTGGAATTCAAGGAAATCTTCTTGAAAAACATACTGGTATTTCTAAAGCATCAGATGCAATTTCTGCAGTCAATTCTCCTCAAAAGATTTTTTGGAAACAATATCTTGCAGAAAATTCAGCATATGTTTATGCGGGTGACAATCCATCAGTAGGAAATGATACTTACAATGGTACTGCACCAAGGGCAACAGGATTTTCAACCAACTTTACTAAGTATACTGAATCTCAAGGTCAGTGGAATGTTTCTGCACAAAATACTACATTTAGTGCAATTGGTAATGTAACTTATACATTAGGTGGTGGTGTTGATTATTCTGCTAATGGTGGAATGACAGCAGCACTTGGAGATTTGATTACAGCATATGAAACTTTCTCAAATAAAGAAGAAGTTCAAGTAGATTATTTAATCATGGGTCCTGGCCTTGGTGACAAATATGAATCTCAAGCAAAAGCAAATTATTTGATTTCTGTTGCTGGAGATAGAAAAGATTGTGTGGCAACAATTTCTCCTCACAGAGCAGATATTGTAAACATTACAAATTCTGATACCCAAACTGATAATCTTATTGAGTTCTTTAATCCACTTTCATCTTCATCGTATGCAATCTTTGATAGTGGTTATAAGTATATGTACGATAGATTTAATAATACCTTTAGATATGTTCCTTGCAGCGGAGATGTTGCTGGATTGATGGTTAGAACAAATATTGTTGCATACCCTTGGTTCTCACCTGCAGGTCAACAAAGAGGCATTCTGAATAATGCAATTAAACTTGCATACAATCCAAATAAAGCACAAAGAGATCAACTCTATCCATTGAGAATTAACTCTATTGTTAATCAGGCAGGAATTGGAATTCTCCTTTATGGAGACAAAACTGCTCTTGGATATGCATCTGCATTTGATAGAATTAACGTTCGTAGATTGTTCCTCACAATTGAACAAGCACTTCAAAGATCTGCTCAGGCACAACTCTTTGAATTGAATGATCAAATCACAAGATCCAATTTTGTTAATATTGTTGAACCATATCTCCGTGATATTCAAGCAAAACGAGGTCTCTATGACTTCCTCGTAGTTTGTGATGAAACAAATAACACTCCTGACGTAATTGATAATAATGAATTCAGGGCTGATATCTACCTGAAACCAGCCAAGTCAATTAATTATGTCACTCTTACATTTGTTGCTACTCGCACGGGAGTTAGCTTTGAAGAAGTTGCTGGTAGAGTTTAACTAACATAATTAATTACTAAGGAGGACCCTAAAAATGGCACAAATTCCAACAAGAAACATCTCACAATTTAAATCAAAAATGATTGGGGGCGGTGCTCGCCCAAACTTATTTGAAGTTAACGTTGCTTTCCCAGCAGGTGTAAACCTTGGCATTCAAGGTGATGGAACTGGAGCATTTGATTCTGAAAATTTTAGATTCTTATGCAAAGCAGCTGCTTTACCAGCATCAACTGTTGCACCAATTGATGTTCCATTCAGAGGTCGTGTTTTAAAAGTTGCTGGTGACAGAACATTTGATGTTTGGACTGTAACTGTTATTAATGATGAAAACTTCACTCATAGAAGAGCATTTGAGGCATGGATGCAAAACGTTGCTCAATATGGAGATAGTTCTGGTCTGACAAATCCAACAGATTACATGGGCAATGCAACTGTCTATCAACTTGGAAGAACTGCTGCTGGCAATCAAGGACAATCAACAACTTCAGGTCCTGCAAATATCTTAGCACAATATAGGTTCCAAGATATTTTCCCAACTACTGTATCAGATATTGCATTATCATATGATACTGGAGATACAATTGAAGAGTTTACGGTAGAATTCCAAGTTCAATACTTCTATCCAGAAGCCCCTGGTGCTGGTGCCTGATAAATAGTACACAAGACTAAACTTTAATAATGGCAAAACTTTTTGGTTTCTCTATTGAGGATAAAGAACCATTATCACCGACTGCGGTTTCCCCCGTTCCTCCTAATAATGAGGACGGGGTCGACCACTATTTAACCAGCGGTTTTTTTGGTTCTTATGTTGATATTGAGGGAATTTATAGAACTGAATTTGATCTCATTAAGAGATACCGTGAAATGGCTCTGCATCCAGAGTGTGATAGTGCAATCGAAGATATTGTAAACGAAGCAATTGTATCGGATACGAATGATACTCCGGTATCAATTGAATTATCAAACTTAAATGCCAGTGATGGCATTAAGAAAAAAATTAGAGAAGAATTTAAACATATTTTAGATCTTTTAGATTTTGACAAAAAGTGTCACGAAATCTATAGAAACTGGTATATTGACGGAAGACTTCATTATCATAAAGTTATTGATCTTAAAAATCCTCATGAAGGTATTCAGGAATTAAGATATATTGATGCAATGAAAATTCGTTATGTCAGACAGACAACGAAGCAAGCAAAAGATAATCAAATTAGATTGGCAAACGTCAATCAAGATAATCCAATGCAATATGAATTTCCTCAGATTGAGGAATATTTCATCTATACTCCTCAGGCAACATATCCAACATCAAATCCATCATCATTGGGTGATAATAAAGGAATTAAAATTGCAAGAGATGCAATTGCATATTGCACTTCAGGTCTTGTAGATAGAAATAAAGGATCAACTCTTTCATATCTTCATAAGGCAATCAAGGCACTCAATCAGCTTCGCATGATTGAAGATAGTCTTGTCATCTATAGATTGTCTCGTGCTCCAGAGAGAAGAATTTTCTATATTGATGTTGGTAATCTTCCCAAAGTCAAAGCAGAACAATATCTTCGTGATGTAATGATGCGTTATCGCAATAAACTTGTGTATGATGCAAACACTGGTGAAATCCGTGATGATAAAAAATACATGAGTATGCTCGAAGATTTTTGGCTTCCACGTAGAGAAGGTGGTCGCGGTACAGAAATCACCACTCTTCCAGGCGGTCAAAATCTTGGCGAAATTACTGATATTAAATATTTTCAAGAAAAACTTTTTAGATCATTGAATGTTCCTGCATCTAGAATTGGCGGAGAAGCAGGATTTAACCTTGGTCGTTCTTCAGAAATTCTGCGTGATGAAGTTAAGTTCAGTAAGTTTGTTGGGCGTTTGAGAAAGAGATTCTCAAATCTGTTTAATGATATGCTCAAGACTCAACTTATTTTAAAAAATATCATTACTCCAGATGATTGGGAAGTTATGAGTGAGCATATTCAATATGACTTCCTCTATGATAATCACTTCGCTGAACTTAAAGAAGCAGAACTATTTGCAGAAAGATTGAATATGGTTGCCCAAGCAGAACCATATGTTGGTAAATATTTCTCACAGGATTATGTTCGCAGAAAAGTTCTTCGTCAAACTGATGTTGAAATTCTTGAACAAGATATGCTTATTGATAAGGAAATCAAAACTGGAGTAATTCCAGATCCTGCAACGATGATGATTGATCCAACAACTGGACAACCAATGCCAGCAGCTCCAGGAGTTGGTGGAGATCTTGGTGCTCCAGTGATGGAACCAAATACAGATGCTCAAGGTGCTGCAACTGAAGCAAGTGGTAAACAAATTGAAATGCCAAAACCTCCTAAGGGTGGTGAAATCTAATAAATAACAACGATACTTATTCTAGAAGTTATGGACGAATTAATGGATATGATTGTTACTGATGAAAGTCCTTCACAAATCAGTGACAAAATTAAAGACTTGCTTTTTGCAAAGGCTGGGGAAAAAGTAGATGAATTTAGACCTGTAGTTGCATCTTCAATGTTTGACAATTCTACTCAAGAGTATGATGAGGAAGAGTGATAAATGTCTGAAGATTTATCTTCGTTCTTTAGTTTAATTGCAGAAGAGAAACGAAAAAAGGAAGAAGAGTTCAAATCCGTTATTGGAGATTTGAATCTTGATGACATATTCGAAGAAGTTTCTACGTTAAAAAAGAAAAATAAAGAAAATAAAAAAAAGATAGAGAAGCAGATAAAAGTTTTTGAAGACTTTTTGTATTCTGAAGCTACCGAAAATACATTAGATGATCAAAAAGTATCTGATAAAATAGATGAAATCATAGAAGATTTTGCAGAGGATTTGCAAAATCCAGATCCAATAGAAGAGATTGTAGCAGAAGAAATAGTAACAGAAGAAGAACTTAAAGAAGAAACATTAATTGAAAAATCTTTAGGACTTCTTGCAGAACCTTCCGATCAAAAAATTCAGACAGATCCTCTAACACCACTTACCCAAAATTTTGCAACTCTTGATGATATACAAAAACATTATAGATTATTCTTAGAAAGAATTCAGCAACAACTTTCAACCCTTGGTGGTGGAGGAGAAACTCGCATTAGATATTTGGATGATGTTGTCGGCGTTGCAACAAATTCAAGTGCCTATGATGGTAAGTTTTTGCAGTGGAATTCTACTACAAATGAGGCAGAATTTGTAACAGTTACTCAGGGTGGTGGAGCACAAGGAGCTCAAGGAACTCAGGGATTTGGAATTCAAGGTTCTCAGGGAGCACAAGGTATTCCCGGAGAATTTGCTGCTCAAGGTGTTCAAGGAACATTTGGAACCCAAGGAACTTTTGGAACTCAAGGTATTCAAGGACTTCAAGGAACTTTGGGCTCTCAAGGAACTCTGGGTACTCAAGGAACTCAAGGACTTCAAGGCATTCAAGGAACCCAAGGACTTCAAGGAACTTTGGGCTCTCAAGGAACTCTGGGTACTCAAGGTTTAACTGGTTCTCAAGGTTCTGTAGGAATTCAAGGTTCTATAGGAACTCAAGGAACTCAAGGACTTCAAGGAACTCAAGGTATTCAGGGTTTACAAGGAACTCAAGGTATTCCTGGACAATTTGCAGCACAAGGTATTCAAGGAACGCAAGGAGTTCAAGGTGTTCAGGGACATCAAGGGTCTCAAGGAATTCAAGGTATTCAAGGAAATACTGGCCCAACTGGTTTTGGAACCATTGGTTATTATGGTTCTTTTTATGATACGACCACTCAAGCTACTGGTATTGCAAGTACAACATCAGTAAAATTGAATACCACTGCAGCTGCAAATGGATTTTATATTCAAAATAATTCTCAAATTGTTGCTCAATACGGTGGAACATATAATACACAATTCTCATTTCAATTGGACAAACCTTCTGGTTCAACCGGCAATATTTGGATTTGGTTGAGTAAAAATGGCGTAGATATACCAGATACAAATAGTACTGTTGCAGTTCAAGGTACAAATGCAGAAACAGTTCCATCCTGGAACTTTATTGTTGATATGAATGCTGGTGATTATATTGAATATAAGTGGATGGTTGATGATCCCAATGTTCAAATTACACGCACTGGAATAATTACTTCAATTACTGTTCCGGGAACTAATGTTCCAGTGAATATTCCGGCAATTCCTTCTGCAATTGTAACAATTCAACAAGTGTCTGGAGTTGTTCAAGGAACAACAGGAGCTCAAGGTTCTACTGGATCACAAGGAAGAACAGGAGCTCAGGGATCTCAAGGTGTTCAAGGAGTACAAGGAACTTTAGGTTCTCAAGGGACAACAGGATCTCAGGGTTCTCAAGGAACTCAAGGAACTCAAGGAACTCAAGGTGTTCAGGGATTAAGCAATCAAGGTGTTCAAGGATTAAGTGGATCATCAATCTTATCAACAAATAATACATTTACTGGAATTAATACATTTACTTCAAATCTAAACGCACCTGGAAATTATTATGTAAAACTTGCAAGAACAACAAACCAAACTATATCTAGTAATGCTGATGCTTTAATTGGTTTTACTGCAACAAGTGATACTAATGGTTGGTATAGTGGTATTACGACTCGCACAACTCCAACTGTTGCAGGAACTTATCGCGCTGATGTAATGGTAAATTGGCAGGCAGGGTCTGTTACAAACAATCAAACAAATATTCAATTAAGAAAAAATGGTAGCACTTTTGCAATATCTCAAGTTGGTATACAAACTTTTGCTTATACAATGAATGCTTGCGGAATTGTGACGATGAACGGAACTACAGATTATATTGATTTTACTGTTTATAGTGGGAACCCAACTAGTCAAGTTGTTGTTGGAACTGCTGACGGAGCCTGGACTAAAATGGAGATATTTAAAATTAATTAAAACTCAAATCAAACAAATAATAAATAACTAATAAATGTATTATAAGAATAATGACTCATAGACCAGTTGGATCTGGTGTATCATTTACCACATCCACAACTTCATCAAAATCAGCCGCCTTTTCTGGGAGAACCAATACTCTCAGATTAGTTGCAACTGGTGCAAATGCGTTTGTTGCGATTGGAACAGAACCAACTGCTACGACAAGTGATTACTGCATTCCTTCGGGAACTTCCGCAACTCTTGCAATTGATAATGGATCGGCAAGAATTGTTGGAGTAACTACAGGAACTACAACATATGTTGATTTCCCAGAAGGCCAAGCATCACCATTTGGTATTGGAGATTATGTAAGTTTGACTGCATCAACCCAAACTTATTATAATTTTACTCATTATCCAGTGGTTCAAGTATATAATACGTCAAATCAAGGTGGATATTATTCCACTCGTATTGGAATTGCAACTGATACTTCAGGAATTGCAACAGCATTTGCAGATCCAGATGCAACTCTGAGAAATTCCATTAAAGTTGCAGCCATTACTGATACTGGTGCTGGAGTTCTCTATACACAACAAGTACAAATTACCGGTCAAGCATAAAATGAAACTCATTAGAGAAGAAATCGAATCAGTAGAGTTTATCGTTGAAGAACGCAACGGTAAAAAGTCACTCTACATTGAAGGTGTTTTCCTTCAAGGGGATATCAAAAACCGCAATGGTCGTATGTATCCTATGGAAACTCTTCGTCGTGAAGTTGCTCGTTATAATGAAAATCATGTTCAAGCAGGAAGAGCTCTTGGAGAACTCGGACATCCAGATGGCCCTACTGTAAACCTTGATCGTGTTTCTCATAAAATTACTTCTCTTCGTGAGAGTGGTTCCAACTTCATTGGTAAGGCTAAAATCCTTAATACTCCAATGGGTAAAATTGCAGAATCACTGATTAGCGAAGGTGTAAAATTAGGTGTTTCTTCTCGTGGTGTTGGATCACTTAGAGTTTCTAGAGAAGGAATCAATGTTGTAGGTGAAGACTTTATGCTTGCAACTGCAGCAGATATTGTTGCAGATCCTTCAGCACCTGATGCATTCGTATCAGGTATTATGGAAGGTAAAGAATGGGTTTGGGATGGTGGCATTCTTCGTGAAAAGTATGCTGCAAAAACTTATGCAAGAATCAACACTCTTGTAGACCAAAAGAAACTCGATGAGCAGAAATTGAATCTGTTCAATGATTTTCTAGCAAATTTATAATTTATAAATAAATATAGTTTATAACTTCAAGGTTAAACGGAGAGTTCAAATGTCTCGTGGAGATTTACAAGAAATGGAAGTAGGCACTAAGCAATCCAGAACTGCTGTTAATGCCAATGCAAAAGCAGCAGATCCAATGCCAAAAATGACCACTGGTGGTCAAGGAACAAGTTGGGAAGATCTGGGTGGACCAGATCCATCCAATTATCGTCCAGATGATGATTCAGCAAAACTGAAAACACCTGGCGCAACTCTGAAGCAAGTCAAAGATGTTGTCAATAAAGGTGCTAAGGCTGCTGACCCAATGAAGGGTATGAAAGAAGAATCTGAATATGATGAAGACGAAGAACTCTTAGAAGCCAAAGAAGAAGAGGAAGAGGAAGAAGAAGAGGAAGAAGGTGGCAAAAAATCTTCTAAAAAATCTTCCAAAAAAGAGGAAGAGGAAGAGGAAGAAGAAATGGAAGAGTCTTTCCAAATCGAAGATGATGTAAATGCACTCCTTGGTGGAGAAGAACTCTCCGAAGGTTTCAAAGAAAAAGCAAAAATTATTTTTGAAGCTGCTTTGAAATCTAAGATTTCTCAAATTAAAGAAGCAGTCGAAGCTCAATATGAGCAAAGACTTCTTGAGGAAGTTGAAGAAATCAAAGAAGCACTCGCAGAAAGAGTTGACTCTTATCTGGAGTATGTTTCTGAAGAGTGGTTCGTAGAAAACGAACTCGCTGTTGAGCACGGTCTGAAAACCGAGCTTACTGAATCATTCCTTTCAGGTATGAAAGGACTTTTTGAAGAACATTATGTAACAATCCCTGAAGATAGATATGATGTATTAGAGAGTATGGTAGAAAAACTTGATGAAATGGAGACAAAACTCAACGAGCAAATTGAGAAAAATATCTCCCTTAACAAACGTCTCGCAGAGTCGGTTGCTGATGGGATCTTAGATCAAGTTTCTGAGGGTCTTGCACTTTCTCAGAAAGAAAAGCTCGCTTCACTTTCCGAAAGTGTTGAGTTTGAAAGTGAAGAAGAATATCGTGAAAAACTGGAGATGCTGAGAGAATCATATTTCCCAGCAAACAAAACTCCAAAAGCACACACTGAAACTCTTTCTGAAGGTGTAGACCATGCATCTGAGTCCGTCTCAGGTACAATGGCTGCATACCTCAGAACGCTTCAGGCAGTTGCAAAAAACTGAATTTAAAATTAAATCAAACGTAAACATTCACAAAAGGTAAACGCAAATGTTCAACGCAGAACATCTGCAGGAAAAGTGGGCACCACTCCTCAACTATGAGGGTCTTGATCAAATCAAAGATTCCCATCGTAGAGCAGTAACCGCTGTCCTGTTAGAGAACCAAGAAAAATTCCTCCGTGAGGAATCAGCATTTTCCACAGGCATGAGCCTGATGGAATCACCAACCAACAGTGGTAATGCCGCTGGTGCAGGTGGTGGTTTTGGCGGAACTTCCGCTGCTGGCGGTCCTACCGCTGGTTTCGATCCAGTTCTGATTTCACTCATCCGTCGTTCAATGCCAAACCTGGTCGCATATGACCTGGCTGGCGTTCAACCAATGAGCGGTCCTACTGGACTCATCTTCGCAATGCGTTCACGTTACGCATCGCAAACTGGTACTGAAGCATTCTACAATGAAGTAGATACGACCTTCTCTGGCCAAGATGCTGGATTTGATGTCACTGGCGGTTTTGCTGATGCTGCTGCTGGTATCGGTACAACCACTCAGTCTGGTACTAACCCATCAATCCTCAACCCTGTAGGTACTGCAACCTCAACGGCATATAATGTCGGTTCAGGTATGCCTACTGGTGATGCAGAAAACCTTGATGGTACTGGAAGCAATGCTTTCAACCAGATGGCATTCTCAATCGAGAAAGTCACCGTTACTGCAAAATCACGTGCTCTGAAAGCAGAGTACTCGTTAGAACTCGCTCAAGACCTTAAAGCAATTCATGGTCTGAATGCTGAAGCGGAATTGGCAAACATTCTCTCAACTGAGATTCTTGCTGAAATCAACCGCGAAGTTATTCGTACCATCTACAAAATTGCTGAACAAGGTGCTGTTGAAAATACCGCTACTGCTGGTGTATTCGACCTTGACATCGACTCTAATGGTCGTTGGTCAGTTGAGAAGTTCAAAGGTCTTCTGTTCCAAATCGAAAGAGATGCAAACAGAATCGCTCAAAGAACTCGTAGAGGAAAAGGTAACATCATCATGTGCTCTGCTGACGTTGCTTCAGCACTGACCATGGCTGGTGTTCTCGATTATACCCCTGCACTCAACGCTAACCTCAACGTTGATGACACCGGCAATACTTTTGCTGGTACTATCCAAGGCAAGTACAGAGTTTATATCGATCCATATTCGGCAAACCTGGCTGCTGATAACAGCGGTCTGGCACAAGGAACCAACCAATACTACGTTGTTGGTTATAAAGGTTCTTCACCTTATGACGCTGGACTCTTCTACTGTCCTTATGTTCCTCTCCAAATGGTTCGTGCCGTTGGTGAGAACTCCTTCCAACCAAAAATTGGCTTCAAAACCCGTTACGGGATTGTTGCTAACCCATTTGCAGAAGGTACTTCACAAGGTCTCGGTAGACTTCGTGTTAACAGCAACCGCTACTATCGTAGAGTTGCAGTTAAAAATCTCATGTAATTTTTTATTACATAGTTCATTAGAGGGTTTGAAAAAACCCTCTTTTTTTATAAATAAAATTGTAAGAATATATTGTGATCAATGCCTAGACCAATATCAAATACTTCTGGTTTTTATGGAGAAGGTAGGAAGAAAAGGAGAGCAGAAAATCATAGAAAAAATGTGATGATGCGTAGAGATAAACATAAACAACAATTGATAGAACATTTTGGAAATAAATGTTTTGATTGTAATGCAACTTTTTTAGCATGTTGTTATGATTTTCATCACAAAAATCCTTTAGAAAAAAAATTTGAGATAGCACCAAGATTGGATAGTAAAATTGAAACTATAATGGAAGAGGTAAGTAAATGTATAATGTTATGTTCCAATTGTCATAGGGTAAGGCACTATAAAGAAAACAGATCTAAATAGTTACAAAAAATGGCAGTCGGCAACGCATTTAGTAATCAAATACAGAATAGAAACTTTTTATCTCCTGTTGGATTTAAGTTTACAATTAACAGGTCGCCAAAAGTTGCATTCTTTTCAAATTCAGCAAATATTCCAGGAATCAATCTTGGTATTGCTGTTCAACCTTCATATTTGAAAGATATTGATACTCCTGGGGATAAAATTTCTTTTAGTGATTTTACTCTCAGATTTCTTGTGGATGAAGATCTTGAAAATTATATGGAAATTCAGAACTGGATACGTGGTCTTGGATTTCCTGAAAGTTTAGATGAAATTTATGCTTTGCAAAGAGAACAAAAATATGTTGACACAAGCAAATCCAAATTGATGAATATTTATTCTGATGGTACTTTGCAAGTATTAACGAGCAATTCAAATCCAAACTTTAAAATTAAATTTAAAGATCTATGGCCATACAGTCTCTCAGATTTAAACTTTGATGCTACTGATACTGATATCCAATATTTGACTGCCGAAGTCACTTTCAAGTATACTATTTACAATATAACTGATTTAAACGGAAATAACTTATGAGTATTGATCTTGATATGATTCAAACTATGTGGGAAGAAGATTCAAAAATTGACATTGATAATTTGCATACAGAATCATTAAACATTCCAGCACTTCATGCAAAATATTTTGATATCTATAATAATATTCTTCTTTTAAGAAAAAAAGCAGAGCAGCAAAAAAGAAATATTCGTCACGATAGATATGAATATTATACAGGAAAGGCTGATCCAGAAGTATATGTGGAAAATCCCTTTCCCAAAAAAATCAGAGACAAAGATACTCTTCAAAAATATCTTGATGCAGACGAAAGACTTTCAAATGTTTGTCTCAAAATTGACTACTATGAAACTATGCTAAATTACTTAGAGAGCATTCTTAAAGTAATTCAAAATAGAACTTACCAAATTAAAAATGCAATTGAATTTGTAAAATTTCAGTCTGGATTGGGGTAAAAATGTTAGATGGTGATATATATTCCGTTATACCAAAACAACTTGGTTGGTTGGAGGCAAAACTTTCTTCCGAAGCTATGGATAGATTGTGGTTTTGTATTCAAAAATATACTGGCGTAGAGAAGTACAATCAAGAACTTACTGGCAATCTTTCCAATAGTTGGTTGATGAAAGACGATGATGATTGGTTTTATAATAATGTTTTATTAAAACTTTGCTGTCAATATGCAAATAGTTACAGAAATTTGGGTGCCAATTACGCTACAACAAAAAGGCACTCATATTGCCTAAAAACTTTTTGGGTAAATTTTCAAAAACAACATGAATTTAATCCATTTCATATGCACGCAGGATGCGTATATTCTTTTGTTATATGGATGAAAATTCCTTACGATTATCGAGAGCAACACCAAATACCAATATCCGCAAATTCAAATGATCCAAGTGCATCCAATTTTCAGTTCATTTATACAAATCTGTTAGGTCAAAATGAAGTTTATAATTATTTCCTAGACAAAAGTGTAGAAGGAACTATTTTGTTTTTTCCATCATCATTATCTCATCAAGTATATCCATTTTATAATTGTGATGAAGAAAGAATTTCCATCTCTGGAAATATTTCCCTAGATACTTCATGGATTTTAGAATGACATGAAAGACTTAATAATATCAAAATGCAATGAAGTTTTTTTAAAAATACAAACGGAACCTCATATAGAATATGAACTTAGAGATCACTTTAAGTTTGAGGTTCCAAATGCAAAATTTATGCCACAATATCGTGGTAGAAATTGGAATGGAGAAATTCATCTTTTCGATTCTCGTTCCAAACAAATTTATGTCGGTCTTTTAGATAAGATAGTTAATTTTTGTAAGCAATATAACTACACTTATAAATTTGAAAATAACAAATTTTACGGCCTTCCATTTGAGGTGAATGAAGAGATATCAATGGAAGGTATCAAGGATTATATGAATTCAATTTGTTCACATCAACCACGTCAATACCAAATTGAGGGAGTATATGACGCCCTACGGCATAATCGAAAGCTACTGATAAGTCCCACTGGGTCAGGTAAAAGTCTGATGATTTACGCCCTCGTGCGATATTATATGGATAAGAACCAAAAAATTCTAATAGTTGTACCAACGACCAGTCTCGTAAGTCAGATGTACGGGGATTTTCGGGATTATGGTTTACGTGTAGAGTCATGTTGTCACCAAATATATTCGGGAAAAGAAAAGACTAATGAGTTTCCAGTTACAATTACAACTTGGCAATCAGTTTATAAATTGGAACGTTCTTTTTTTGAAGATTACAACGTCATTATAGGCGACGAAGCACATCTTTTCAAGAGTAAGTCACTTATATCTATAATGTCAAAATTACATCATGCAAAATATCGTTTTGGATTCACTGGAACCTTGGATGGAACTCAAACACACAAGTGGGTTTTGGAAGGATTATTTGGACCATCATATAAAGTAACTAAAACTTCAGAACTGATGGAGCAAGGCCATTTATCTCAGTTAGATATTCGTTGTTTGGTACTTAAACATAATCCACAAAGATTTGAAACTTATGAGGATGAAATTCAATATCTTATAAGTCATGAGAAAAGAAATAAATTCCTTACTAACCTAACATTAGATTTGAAAGGAAATACTCTGGTGCTTTATAGTCGGGTTGCTACTCATGGCGAGATACTTTTTAATCTCATAAATACACATAAGCGAGATGATCGTAAAGTATTTTTTGTTCATGGTGGAGTAGATGCTGAGGAAAGAGAACTAGTAAGAGAAATTACCGAAAAAGAAACTAACGCTATTATCGTTGCTTCATACGGAACTTTCAGTACTGGTATCAATATTAGAAATTTACATAATATTGTATTTTCTTCTCCAAGCAAATCAAGAATAAGAAATCTTCAAAGTATTGGTAGAGTATTAAGAAAAGGAAAAAACAAAACTAAAGCAGTTCTTTATGATGTTTCTGATGATTGCACTTTTAAGTCAAGAAAAAATTATACTCTCAATCATTTAATTGAAAGGATTAAAATATACAATGAAGAAAAGTTTAATTATGAAATAATTACAATCAATTTAGGAACATGATTGAAGACGATTTTTACGCAACACTTAAATTAAAAACTGGTGAAGAAATCTTTGCAAAAGTAGCAGCTACTGAAGAAGATGATAGAACTTTATTGATTGTTTCTAATCCAGTAACGATTGGTGAAGTCAAAGGAAGAATGGGTACTTATGGATACAAAATAGAACCATGGCTCAAAACAACTACTGAAGACATGTTCATTCTGAACATGGATGATATCCTCACTATGTCAGAATCTTCAGATATAGAAATGATTATGATGTATCAATCTTATTTGAGACAAGCAGAGAAATATAAAAATAAACAAACTAAGATCAGTCGTGAGATGGGATATATTTCTAATATCAATGATGCTAAAGAAATCTTGGAAAAGCTCTTTAAGAGTAGCTAAGATGTCCCATCAACCCGGACAAAGGTAGTCTACATGGTTTTATGAAACTTGTCAACTATTTGATTAGGTGTTATAATTCATACATAATAATGATAAAAACTAATGATTACCACAGCAGTAATGGCCAAAAGAAAAAGATCTGAACATTACGTTAACAATAAAGAATTTTTGGCAGCACTGATCAAGTATCGTGAAGATATTGAAATTGCACAAATTCAAGGTAAACCAAAACCACGTATTACAAATTATTTGGGAGAGTGCTTCTTAAAGATTGCAACTCATTTATCCTTTAAACCAAATTTTGTTAATTACATGTTTAAGGATGATATGATTTGTGATGGTATTGAAAATTGTGTGCAGTACATTCACAATTTCAATCCAGAGAAATCTCAAAATCCTTTTGCATATTTTACTCAAATTATTCACTATGCGTTTCTAAGACGAATTCAAAGAGAAAAACGTCAATTAGAAATTAAAAATAAAATTCTTGAAAAGACTGGATTTGATCAAGTATTCGATGACAATAATACAGTTGACGGAAACAACTATTCGGACTATAATTCTATAAAAGATAATATTCATCAAAAACTTAGATATTGAATGAAAGTCGCAATCATTACTGACCAGCACTTTGGGGCTAGAAAGAACTCTAAGTTGTTTCATGATTATTTCTTGAAATTTTATAACGAAGTATTCTTTCCAACTCTAGAAGAATTGGGTATCACTACAGTGATTGACATGGGTGATACTTTTGATAGTCGTAAAGGAATTGATTTTTCTGCTCTTGCATGGGCAAAAGATAATTATTATGACCGTCTTAAAGAAATGAATTGTGCGGTCTATACTGTGGTTGGTAATCATACTGCATACTATAAAAATACCAATCAAATAAATGCTGTAGATTTACTTCTTCGTGAGTATAAAAATGTATGGGTAATTTCTGAACCAAAAGAATTTAATCTTGATGGTCTCAAGGTTCTTTTTATTCCTTGGATTAATCAAGATAATGAACAAAAAACATTTCATACAATTGCTCATACAAATGCAACTGTTGCAATGGGACATTTAGAACTTCATGGATTCCGTGTAAACCGTGGTATCATTATGGAACATGGAATGGATTCAGACATTTTTAAAAAGTTTGACCGAGTTTATTCTGGACATTATCACACTCGTTCCAATCAAGAAAATATCTATTATCTTGGAAATCCATATGAGATTTATTGGAATGATGTTGGCGATACTCGGGGTTTTCATATTTTTGATACGGAAACTTTAGAGCATACCCCAATCAATAATCCATATAAAATGTTTCATAACATTTATTATGAGGATACAAATTATCAAACTTTTAATACAACAGAATATGAAGGAAAGATTGTTAAAATAATTGTTCGCAAAAAAACTGATACTAAAAAGTTTGAAAAATTTATTGATAAACTTTATTCATCTAATATTGCAGAATTAAAAGTTGTTGAGAATTTCCAAATTCAAGAGTCTGAAAATTTTGAAGCTTTTGAAAATGAAGATACCTTATCCATTTTGAATAGATACATAGAAGAAGCAGAAGTAGAATTGGATAAAACAACAATTCAAAAAATACTTCAAGAAATTTATCAAGAGGCTTGCGAGTTGGTTTAATGTTCATCATAACAATTGATGGTAAAGAAAAGGAAGGTGCATATTCCGTCTTAGATGAAGATGGTGATCAGGTTCTTTATATCTTTGAAGAAGAAGATGATGCATCTAGATTCGCTCTCATGCTCGAAGATCAAAATTTTCCAGAAATGCATGTCATTGAAGTTGAAGATGATCTAATTCTTAAAACTTGCGAAATACAAAATTACAGGTATACTATTATAACCAAAGATGACATTGTGATTCCACCAGACCACCATGATTTTATTTGAAAAGATTCGTTGGAAGAACTTTCTTTCTACTGGCAACCAATATTCTGAAATTGACTTTCAGCAAAATAAAACTACTTTGATCATCGGTACAAATGGTGCTGGTAAAAGTACAGTTTTAGATGCGCTTACCTTTTCATTATTTGGAAAACCATTTCGTAAAATTAATAAACCACAACTTGTTAATTCTACAAACGAAAAGGATTGTAAGGTAGAAGTTGAATTTTCTATTGGTAATACACGATGGAAAGTTGTGCGTGGAATTAAACCAGCAATCTTTGAGATCTATCGTGATGATGTTCCTTTGGATCAATCTGCTGCAGCATTGGATCAGCAGAAATGGTTGGAACAAACTGTTCTAAAAATGAACTATAAGTCTTTCACTCAAATTGTGATTTTAGGTTCAAGTACTTTTGTTCCTTTTATGCAACTTCCAGCAGCTCATCGTAGGGAAGTGATTGAAGATTTGTTGGACATTAAAATCTTTTCTTCAATGAATTCAATTATCAAAGACAAGATTCGTCAAATTCGTGAGGAAGTCAAAACTCTTGAACTTAAAAAAGAATCTCTGAATGATAAAGTGCAAATGCAAAAGGACTTTATTGAGCAGTTGGAGAATCGTGGAAAGGAGAATATTAAAGATAAAGAAGTATCAATCATGTCTCTAACTGAAGAGGTAGGAATTTTGATGGATGAAAATTCATCTTTAGAAGAACCTCTTCGTAAGTATATTCGGGAGCAAGATCAAATAACTGGTTATGCAGAAAAACTTCGTAAGTTGGGAAACCTAAAAGGTAAAATTTCACAAAAAGTATCTACAATTACTCAAGAGCATAAGTTCTTTACGGAGAATACGGTTTGTCCTACTTGTACACAAGAGATTGATGAGGACTTCAGAATAAATAGGATTAACGACGCTCAATCTAAAGCAAAAGAGTTGCAATCTGGTTATAAAGAACTGGAGGATGCAATTAAAGAAGAAGAAGATCGAGAGCGGCAATTCCTTACTCTTTCTAAAGATATTTCAAAACTAACGAATGGTATTTCCCAAAATAATATTAAGATTTCTGGATGTCAGAGGCAAATCATAAATCTTGAATCTGAAATTCAAACTATTACTAATCAACTTGAAAACAGAAATATTGAACATGAAAAGTTAGAGCAATTTAGAGATAATCTCCAAAGTACATACGAAGAACTCGCAACTAAAAAAGATTCAATCAACTATTACGACTTCACTTACGGTTTACTTAAAGATGGTGGAGTAAAATCCAAAATCATCAAGAAGTATCTACCTCTGATAAATCAGCAAGTAAATCGTTATCTTCAGATGATGGACTTTTACATTAACTTCACTCTTGATGAAGAGTTTAATGAAACTGTCCAATCTCCAATTCATGAAGATTTTTCTTATGCTTCTTTTAGTGAAGGTGAAAAAATGAGAATTGATTTGGCTCTTTTGTTTACTTGGAGGGAAGTTGCAAGATATAAAAATTCTGTGAATACTAATTTGTTAATCTTGGATGAGGTATTTGATAGTTCTCTTGATGGATTTGGAACAGAAGAGTTCCTAAAGATTATTCGTTATGTCATTAAAGATGCAAATGTATTTGTCATCTCTCATAAGTCTGGACTTGAGGATAGGTTTGAGAATGTTATCAAATTTGACAAACAAAAAGGATTCAGTAGGAAGGTTTCATAAGTGGCACAAGACTATGACAAAATTGATCGTTTTATAGATAGAATGCTATCTAAACTAGATCACTGGATTTATGGCACACCACAAAATTTGGGAGAGTGGACGCCACCCGTCTCGCCGCCCCAACAAAGGGAAAAAGAAACCCCAAGCAATTCGTCAGGCAAAGAAACGCCTGGCCCAATTTAAAAAGCGTCATATGGGTCGTCCACAGGGCGACCTTTCGTTGTATTATGGCTGCATCTGAGAAATACCAATGCCCGTCAATCACGAAATCAAATCTCAACTTGCCAAATTGCTTGCAACAGAAGACCTTGTGGTTGAGCATAAACAAGTTGAAACTGCATCATTCAATGTTCAGACTCGTGTGTTGACTCTTCCTATTTGGGAAAAAGCAACGAATAATATCTATGACCTTCTAGTAGCTCATGAAGTCGGTCATGCATTGTTTACTCCCGACGAAGACTGGGACTTTACTATTCCAAAACAATTTGTCAATGTGACTGAAGATGCTCGCATTGAAAAATTGATGAAACGCAAATATGCTGGTTTGAATAAAACGTTCTTCAATGGTTATAAAGAACTTCATCAAGACGATTTCTTTAATCTTGAAGATGAGGATGTTGAAAATATGAATCTTGCTGACCGTGCCAATCTTTGGTTTAAGGTTGGATCTCATGCAAATATTTCTATCAAACGGGAAGAACTTTATATTATTAATATGATTGCCGATGCAGAAACTTTTGAAGATGCTGTAAAAGCGGCAGAAGAACTTTACAAATACTGCAAGCAAGAAATCGCTCCAGAAACCACTCAACAAATGAGTGATATCACTCAAGAAGGGGGTGCATCTTCTCAAGCACAAGATAGTGAGCAGAGTGAAAATCAGGAAGAACAGAGTGAAGATTTTGCAAATGCTGGTGGAGAATCTATGGGTGCTTCAGCTTCTGATATTTGGAGTGAAGAAGAGCCTGAAGTTAAAACAGATTCTTCTTTGAAGGAAAATATTGATAGTCTAGTCACTCACAATACGATTGAAAATCTTTATTTGGAAGTTCCAAAACTCAATCTCAATACGGTAATTGCTTCCAATAAAGAAGTGCATGAATATATCAAATCAGATTTTGCATTTCAACAAGAAAATTCTGATATTGGATGCAAACAATATCAAGAAAAACTTATTAATCTTTTTGAAGATGTTGATGTTCAATATCAACAATTTAAAAATTCAGCTCAAAAAGAAGTGAACTATCTGGTCAAAGAGTTTGAATGCCGTAAGGCAGCAGATTCTTATGCTCGCGCTACAACTGCTCGCACTGGTGTTCTGGACTGCTCTAAACTTCATACTTACAAATACAATGAGGATCTGTTCCGCAAAGTTACTACTCTTGCGGAGGGTAAAAATCATGGTCTGGTATTCATTCTAGATTGGTCTGGATCTATGAGTGGTGTAATGATGGACACCATTAAACAATTGTATAATCTCATCTGGTTCTGTAAGAAGGTTGCAATTCCATTTGAAGTTTATGCTTTTACTGGAGAATGGAGTCGTGTTGAATATGATAAAGTTGGAAAACCTATTTTGCCTGCACAACATTACACTAAGAGGAATGGTCTTCTTTATGTTGATGAACGTTTTAAACTCATGCAGTTTTTTACAGATAAAGTAAACTCAAATACTCTTGAGGAACAAATGAAAAATATTTGGCGAGTGGCTTATTCTTTTTATAATGCAACACTGTACCATTATCCTCATCGTTTGTCTTTGTCTGGAACTCCCTTGAACGAATCTCTGATTGCATTGCATCAAATTCTTCCAAAGTTTCAAAAAGAAAATAAACTGCAAAAAGTTCAGTGTGTAGTATTGACTGATGGAGAAGCAAATCCTGTTCCTTACAGTGCAGAATTTCGTCGTTATCCAGATGCTCCACTTCATATTGGAATGAGATCAATTCCTTTTGGGTGTTCTTTTCTTCGTGACCGAGTGACGGGAAATACTTATAAAATTTCTGGAAATTATTTTGAATTTAGTGATATTCTTTTGAGAAATCTCCGTGATAATTTTCCGACAGTGAATTTTATTGGTATGCGAGTTCTTCTTAACCGTGATGCTAATCATTTCATCAAACATTATGTTAGTGTCCTTGATGAACAGTATGATAAAATTATGAATGATTGGAAAAAGACTCGTAGTTTTACAATTAAAAATTCTGGATATCATTCTTACTTTGGACTTTCATCAACTGCTTTGGCCAATGAAACTGAATTTGAAGTTGCGGAAGATGCAACTAAAAATCAAATTAAAAATGCTTTTGCAAAATCTTTGAAATCTAAAAAACTAAATAAAAAAATTCTGGGAGAATTTGTGGAGTTGATTGCATAATGAATTCTCGTAAAAGAAAACAACAAGAATATGTAAAACGAAAAGAACAGAAAAAAATGTACACACCTGAGGGATATTTAAAAGATCCTCCAGATTCAAAGTGTCCATACTGTGGAAAATCTGGTAAATCTTGTTCTTATGTAAATAGTTTAAGTCGTGCTTGGGCTAGAGGTGCCTGTGCTAAAAAACACAATAATGTGCCACTTGATTAACTGGCCATTCACGCATCATATCCATCTATTTTAACTTATAATGGCCACATTGAGAAACACACCTGACTATGCCCCGCCTTCAAATGTCTGACGATCAAATTCTTCAAGATCTTCAAACTACCTTTGGTAAGGATCTTACTGCTGCTGATGTTCGTGGATACTGCGCTTCTAAAAATCTTTCTTACCCAACAGTCACTCGTCGTTTGGAACCATTTAAAACTTCCCGTGGTCGTTGGAATTTGGAAGTAACTCCCACAATCGTTAATAAAATGGAGCAAGCATATCAAGCTCCTGCTGCCCTCCCTGCTGTGGAACAAAATCTTATTCCTGATAAAGATGATACCTTCGTCAAGTTTGGTAATTTTAACGACATTAAAAAAATTATTCAGTCCCGTATCTTTTATCCTACGTTTATTACGGGTCTTTCGGGTAATGGTAAAACGTTCAGTGTTGAGCAAGTATGTGCTCAACTCAATCGTGAGTTGATTCGTGTAAATATTACAGTAGAGACTGACGAAGATGATCTCATCGGTGGTTTCCGTTTGGTTAATGGCGAAACTGTTTGGCACAATGGACCCGTCATTGAAGCCCTCCAACGAGGTGCTGTATTGCTTCTTGACGAAATCGACCTCGCAAGTAATAAAATTCTCTGTCTCCAATCCATTTTGGAAGGGAAAGGAGTTTTCCTTAAAAAAATTGGAACATTCATTAAACCAGCAAACGGGTTCAACGTCATCGCAACTGCCAATACTAAAGGCAAAGGTTCAGACGATGGTAGGTTTATTGGAACTAACGTGCTCAACGAAGCCTTCCTAGAACGTTTTCCTGTAACCTTTGAGCAGTCCTATCCTGCTCCTGCTACCGAACAGAAGATCTTGGAAGGTGTTGCTCTGGATCTTGGTGTGGAAGACCGCGATTTCTGCAAGCGTTTGGTTGATTGGGCGGATGTGATCCGTAAAACTTTCTACGATGGTGGTATTGAGGAAATCATCAGCACCCGTCGCCTGGTTCATATTATTCGTGCTTATAGTATCTTCAACGATAAGGCAAAAGCACTTCAAGTTTGTATCAATCGTTTTGATGATGAGACCAAGCAATCCTTCTTGGAACTTTATGACAAGATTGATGTTAATTTTGAACTTCCGAAAGAAGAAAACCCCAAACTTGAATTGACTATTGAGGGTGGTCACGAAGTTTCTTTCTGATAGTGCTTTTTTCTGAAAAGTGTTATTCCTATAAATAGTAATAGCACTTTTCAGTTTATTATGCCTTATTCAAAAGAACAAAAAATTGAATATAACAAAAAATACCGTCAAAAAATGACGGATGAGCAAAAAGAAGCAAAACGTCTTGCTGATAGAGAATACTATTATAAGAATAAAGAAAAAGTTGATGAGCGCAATATGCGTTATTATCAGGAAAACAAAGAAAAACTGAAAGAGAAAAGAGTCCCTTATTTTAATAATAGACGAAACATCTTAAAGGAAGAAGCAAAACAAAAACTTGGTGGAAAATGTGTGTGGTGTGAAACAACTGAAAATCTTGAGTTTGATCATATAGACCCAGCACAAAAACAATTTACTATAAGTGCTTTTCCTTGCTCTCTTGATTTATGGTGGAAAGAAGTTGAAAAATGCCGTCTTTTATGTAAAACTTGTCACAAAAAACATAGTGATGCTGAAATGGCGGCAAAGCATCTTTATTGGACAAACCTTTCTTTTGAGGAACGACAAAAACTTATCCAGCAACAACTTGACCAACCCGCTCCGTTCTGATATAATTGGGGAAGGTAAAAGTGCCTTCCTTTATGAGTGATTCAATCTTTACTATTACTATGCCTGAACAAACTAAAAATCATCTTTGGAAATACAACGAAGACAAAATCCTCAAAGATGTTGAGGATTATGTGACTAGTACTTATGGTAGTCACTATTGTGGTCACAACGAAGACTATAAAGATATTCAAACAATCGATCTGATGGCAGCAAAGGATCTTGCTGTTGGATTCTGCCAATCGAATATCTTAAAATATGGTAGCCGTTATGGTGATAAAGATGGTCGCAACAAACGTGACTTGATGAAAGTGATTCACTATGCTATGCTACTGCTTCACTTTGATGGTCATTATTCCCGTGTTGATAATGGTCTTTCCGAATTCCGTTGATTATGAAACTCAAACCCCAAACTATGAAACTTTCTGATAAAACTCTGACTCTGCTGAAGAACTTTTCTTCTATCAATCAATCCATTCTTTTTAAGCAAGGAAATTCTCTTCGCACTATTTCTGTGATGAAGAATATTCTTGCTGAAGCAAGTATTGATGAGGAACTTCCTAAAGATTTTGGCATCTATGATTTGAATCAGTTCTTGAACGGTCTGAATCTGCATCAGAATGCAGAACTTGATTTTGTGAATGATGGATATGTTGTTATCCGTGAAGGCAAATCTCGTTCTAAGTATTTCTTTGCAGATCCAAATGTAATTGTCACTCCTCCAGATAAGTCTATCAATCTTCCCAGTGAAGATGTGTGCTTTACATTGGATACTAAAGAATTGGATAAGTTACTCAAAGCAGCTGCTGTCTATCAACTTCCAGATCTTTCTGCTGTTGGTGAAGCAGGTGTAATTAAATTGGTTGTACGTGATAAGAAAAACGACACTTCCAATGATTTTTCTATCGTTGTTGGTGAAACAGATTCTGAGTTTGTTTTTAACTTCAAGGTAGAAAACATTAAGATTCTTCCTGGTTCGTATGAAGTCGTTGTGTCACAAAAACTTTTGTCACGTTTCAAGAGCAATGACCATGATCTCTGCTATTATATTGCTCTAGAACCCGATTCAACTTTTGGTTAATTATGGAACCAGTTGTCATAGATAATTTTTTATCTCCAAGATATTTTTCAGTAATAAAAGAATTTATTGAACATTTTAGTTTTCCTTGGAAGTTTAAAAAAGATATTACGCACCCAGATGATCCAAATTCAAATTTAAATTCTTTTGGATTTGATAATTGGGTGATTGAAAATTTTGAATCTAATAACTCACAAGTATCACAAATTCTTGCTGGATTCTGTGGACAATTATTAGATGTTACTGAATGTTCTAGATTATTTAAATGTAGAATTGATATGACAATGTTTTCTTCAACAAAACATCGCCATACACCACATGTTGATTTATATGAATCACACGTAGCATCAGTGTTTTATCTTACAGATTCTGATGCTGAAACAATTATATACGATAAACAATGTTTTAGTCATGAGCAGTATCAAAATAATATTAATTTTGATGAATTAAAAATCACAAATACCATAATTCCGAAAGAAAATAGATTATTATTTTTTGATGGAAGTTATTTGCATACTGGATGCTCTCCTTCAAAATATAAAAATAGAATTATTATTAACTCTGATCTTATAAAATGAACATCTTTGTAACAAATCAGTTTCCTGCAGAATCTGCAATTTGTCTACCAGATAAACATATCGTTAAGATGCCACTTGAATGTTGCCAAATGCTTTCCATTGTGGCATCTAAATGGTATCATAACTATGGCACTCTTCCCAAAGCAGATGGTACAACCTATGCAACTGAGAAGGGTGCTTTTCGCAATCATCCATGCACTCAATGGGCTGCAAAGTCTATTCACAATGCATATTGGTTGATTAAACATGGTATGAATTTGTGTGATGAATATACTTTACGTTATGGTAAAGTTCATTCATGCTATAATACTCTTCTGTCTGCTTATTACCTTTTTCCTAAAGGTAAAATTACTGAGGTGACAGAGTTCGTTCGTGCTATGCCCGACGAATACAAACTTGATGAAAGCATTGATACATTCACTGCATACAAAATGTATATTGCTTCCAAACCTTGGGTTTCCGATAACTATCTTCGGATGCCTCAACGTAAACCTGATTGGATTTGATTATGTCTCGCAATGAATTTCTTTGGGTAGAAAAGTATCGCCCAAAGACAATTGAAGAATGTATTCTTTCTGAGAATACTAAGGAGACTTTTAAAAGTTTCCTAGATAAAGGAGAAGTGCCTAATCTTCTTCTTGCTGGCCCTGCTGGTTGTGGTAAAACAACAGTAGCAAAAGCACTATGTAATGAACTTGGAGTTGATGTTTATGTTATTAATGGATCCGACGAAGGTAGATTCCTCGATACTGTCAGAAACACTGCGAAGAACTTCGCTTCGACCGTCTCACTTTCGTCAACTGCTAAACACAAAGTCATCATCATTGATGAAGCAGATAACACAACCAATGATGTTCAACTCCTCTTACGGGCTTCTATTGAGGAATTTGCTGGCAATTGTCGATTCATCTTCACCTGCAATTACAAAAATAAAATCATTGAACCCCTTCATTCCCGATGTGCCGTCATCGAGTTTGGAATTAAAGGAAAAGAAAAAGCACAGTTGGCAGGATCCTTCTTCAAGCGTCTACAGGACATCTTGGATGCAGAGGGCATCGAATATGATCAAAAGGTCCTTGCAGAACTCATCAACAAACACTTCCCAGATTGGCGTAGGGTTCTTAATGAATGTCAACGGTATTCGGTGGGAGGAAAAATTGACTCGGCAATTCTTGCATCTTTTTCAGACATTACAGTAAATGATCTCATTAAACATCTCAAAGAAAAAAACTTTACCGAAGTCAGAAAGTGGGTGGTCTCCAACTTGGACAACGATTCTTCTGTCATTCTTCGCAGGGTTTATGACGCCTGCTATGATAGTCTTTCACCGCAATCTATCCCTGCTGCCGTTCTTATTATTGCTAAGTACCAATACCAAATTGCGTTTGTGGCTGATCAGGAAATTAACCTTCTAGCAGCATTAACTGAAATCATGTGTGAATGTGAATTTAAATGATTACTTTTTTAGAACTTTGGTATTTTATAGAAACCACAACTGTAACAGACAATGTTCTAGAATTGATAGATCCAAATACTGGATCTAAAATTTCTTCGCAAATTTATATTATTGAAACTCCCTGGGAAAAACGTTTTAACATTCAAAAACTTAAACAGTACTGGGAACTTTGTTATACATTTATTGTTCATGGGAGTTGTGTAACTCCTTCTATACGACAATTAATCGAAGAAGTTGAAAGTGATCATAATGTGGATGCTCAGGCACACATTTATACTGGAAAAGTTGGAAGTAAATCTTTTTCAATTCATGCTGATAAACCTGATAATTTAATCGTTCAGTGTATTGGAAAATCTAAAGTTACCATTTATAATGAATATGGAAACTCTACTGGTTGCTATCCAGATGCAAATGTAACAATCAAAGAACAACACATACTGGAACCTGGAAATTCAATCTATATTCCGTCATTACAGTATCATTTATTTGAACCACTTACCGATAGGTTAAGTATAAGTATCCCAATGTATAAAAGATGATTATTAGTGAAAGTGATGCAGTCTGGGCTGCAGATGAATTTATAAAATACTTTTCTCACATGTCTAATATCGAAGACTACTTGAGATTTGTAAAAAAGGAAGTGATTAAATCTAATACTTCCATTATGCCTTTGCATGATGAATTCCTAAATCAAGATATTCATCCAGAGGACATGAAGTTTAAGATTGTTCGAGTTGGAAAGGGTGGTTTGGATCAGAAGTTTTATACCAATCTTCTAATGGCAGTTTCTTCTCATAATAATGAACAGAATATTCCTGGTAGGGAATTGAAGTGGGTTGTTTATGAAGAAAATACTAATACTGTTATTGGGTTTATTCGTTTCGGTTCTCCAGTAATCAATTCAAAACCACGTAATCTTTGGTTGGGTAAGCAACCTGATTTGACACTTTTCAATCGCCATGCAGCCATGGGATTTGTCATTGTGCCTTCACAACCTTTCGGTTACAACTATCTTGGTGGCAAACTCTTAGCACTCCTGTGCTGCTCCCATCATGCCCGTGAGACGCTCAATGAGGTCTTTGAGAAGGATATTGCCTTGTTCGAGACCACATCCCTCTATGGGTCCACTACGGATGCCTCACAGTACGATGGCCTGAAACCCTTTATGCGGTACAAGGGTCTGACCGAAAGCAAGTTTCTTCCACTTCTTCATGACGATGCATTTCATAGGTTGCATGATAGATTTACTTATTTGAATAATAATACACCTCTGACTGACAATAAAGCATCATCTAAAAAGATGAAACGCCAGACAAAGATGATCTCTATTATTCGTAATTCTCTTCAAGATCAAGAAAAACTTGCAATCTTCAATTCAGTAATCAATGCCGCATTTGCATTAACTCAGAAGAAAAGATTTTATATTTCTGATTATGGTTATGAGAATGTGCGTGAAGTCATTCTTGGTGAGCAAGATAAACTTCGTCCTGGTCAAAACTGGGATAAGTTTTATCTAGAAAATATTATTTCTTGGTGGAAGAAGAAAGCAACCAAGAGATATGAGAAACTAAAAGAAGAAGGTCGCTTTCGAACTAAAGTAGAACTTTGGACTGATGATGATGAAATTCAAATTATACGATGACTTACGAACTTAAAGATTGGTTGAACTCAATTAATTTCACCAAAGAAAATTTGATGGAAGATCCATCAGCAAAAAAAGAATATGCTCCCTACATTATTAATCGATGTCTTTCTGGACACATTGATTGCGTTCTTTTTGCAAATGAGATGAATATGCATCATTCATTAGATAAGGATATGCAATATTCGTTTTATATAAATACTCTGAGGAAACGGAAGAGATTTTCTCCATGGCTCCGAAAGGATAAGGTAACGGACTTAGAATGTATTAAATCATACTATGGATATAGTAATGAGAAAGCATCACAAGCTCTGAAAATTTTATCAAAAGAACAAATTAATTACATTAAACAACGACTTGAAACTGGCGGAAAAAAATGACTACCCAAACAATTGAACCACAAGTAAACTGGGCCCCTGATATGATGGTGGAAGTTCTTTTGAACGAACCAGATGACTTTCTTAAAGTTCGTGAAACCTTAACTCGCATTGGAGTGGCATCTAGAAAGGAGAAAAAACTCTACCAGAGTTGCCATATTCTTCATAAGCAAGGACGCTACTATGTTGTCCACTTTAAAGAACTCTTTGCTCTTGACGGCAAACACGCAAATCTAACTATCAATGATGTTCAGCGTCGTAATCGCATCACTCGTCTGCTTGCAGATTGGGGTCTTATTACTATTGTAAAAGAAGATTCTGTATCTGATATTGCTCCATTAAATCAAATCAAAGTTCTTGCATATAAGGACAAAGGAGATTGGATTTTGGAACAAAAGTATAATATTGGTAAAAAAGGTAAGGGACAGGAAACCGAATAATTTTGTGGGGAGTTCAACACTCCCTTTTTTTATAAATCTCTTATAATTAGTAGTGGATGCCGAAAGGATCCATCACTACTAAGACGCTTTAAGGAGGTCTATCATGTTTGGAACTAGCTCGATTACTTTATCTGCACCAGAAACAGAAAAGTATTTGTCAACAATTCAAAGGAATAGTATTGGATTGGATGAATGGTTTAGGAGATTTGATAGTGCGTTTGAGACGCCTACAAATTATCCACCATACAATCTAGTTAAAGATAACGAAACAGAGTTTCGTTTAGAACTTGCTCTTGCTGGATACAAAAAAGAAGATATTGAAGTCACAACTGAATATAATAAACTTGTGATTGAAGCAAAAAAAGTTGATGATGCAGAATATCAATATGTTCATCATGGACTTGCTAAAAGAGCCTTTACTCGTACTTGGACACTTTCTGATGATGTTGTAGTTGGAGATGTTTCTTTTGTAGATGGTTTACTCACAATTAAACTAAATAGAGTTATTCCAGAGCATCAAAAGAAAAAAGTCTATGAAATCATTTGATGAATTAAAAAAAGATATTCAAGAAATGAAAGGCGATTTTGGTGCTGATACAAAAATGAGCGATCAACCAGAACATTGTTATGGTAAAAAAATTTCTTATGCTGGATTGAAAAAGAAAGTTTGCGCTTTTAAAAGAAAGCGTGAATGATAAATAGGTTTGAATATCGTCGCCGCAGAGGGGCAACTGGCACAAACCAGTTGACGCCCCTCCTTTTTTTTGCTAAAATACTGTGAGGTGAGAAAGTATTATGTCAATTAAAATTGTATTATTGAGATCCGGGGAACAAATCATTTCTGATGTTCACGAAATAGTGGGAGAAGATGACAAGTCAGTTGCTTATTCACTGACAAGGCCATGCACTATTCATATGAAACGGATTAGTTCTGAGGATTTCATTGTTTCTGGTGAACCAACATCTTTTGATATTAGTTTATATCCATGGGTTCCTCTTTCAACAAATGAAAATATTGTTGTCCCAATTGATTACCCTGTTGGTTTTGCAGATCCAATTGATCAATTAGTAAAAATGTATACTGTTAAAGTCTTAGATGTATTAAAGGAGAAAGAAAATGATCAAACTGATAATGTTGATGAACAACCAGATTCTGGTGTCGCAAATTGAAGAAGTGGGCGCAGATATTGGAGAACCTGATTGTAAATTAATTGAACCATTTATTTTAAATCAATCATCAGAAACTTTGTCACCTTGGTTGGTGGAGTTTAGTTCTCAGAATACTTTTATGATTCAATCTGACAAGATTTTAACTCTTGCAGATCCCAAACCAACTCTTCTTGAAAAATACCAGAAACTGATTAAATGAGATTTTATACCAATGTGCAATTGATTGGGAATCAATTCCTAGTCCGTGGTTATGAAAATGGTAAGCATGTAATGTTTAAAGAGGAGTATACTCCAACTCTCTTTGTTCCTTCTAAAAAAGAATCAAAATATAAAACTCTTGAAGGTGAATTTGTAGAACCAATTCAACCCGGCTTTGTACGCGACTGTCGAGAGTTTTATAAAAAGTATGAAGATGTAGATAACTTCAAGATCTATGGTAATGATAGATATGTGTCTCAATACATTTCGGACAAATATCCTGAAGATGAAATTAAGTTTGATATTTCTAAAATCAAACTTGTAACGATTGATATTGAGGTAGCATCTGAAAATGGATTTCCCGATACAACATCTGCATCAGAAGAAATTCTGACCATTTCAATTCAAGACTATACTACAAAAAATATTATAACTTGGGGTGTTAAACCTTTTGTTAATAAGCAATCTAATGTTAAATATGTAGAATGTTCTTCAGAGTATCATCTGCTTCAGAACTTCATTGACTATTGGGATGCAAATAATCCAGAAGTAATTACTGGATGGAACATTCAATTTTATGACGTTCCATATATTTGTCGTCGTTTGAATCGTGTAATTAGTGAGAAGGCAATGAAACGCTTTTCTCCTTGGGGTCTTGTGACTGAAAATGAAATTTTTGTAAACGGTAGAAAACAAATTTGTTACGATGTTGGCGGGATTACTCAGCTTGATTATCTTGACCTTTATAAGAAGTTTACTTATAAAGCACAAGAATCTTACCGGCTTGACCACATTGCAGAGGTTGAACTTGGTCAGAAAAAATTGGATCACTCAGAATACGACACTTTTAAAGACTTCTATTCAAAAGGTTGGCAGAAGTTTGTAGAATACAACATTGTTGACGTTGAACTTGTTGACCGTTTGGAAGACAAGATGAAACTGATTGAACTTGCATTGACAATGGCATATGATGCAAAGGTTAACTTTGTTGATGTATTCTATCAAGTTCGTATGTGGGACAATATCATTTATAATTATCTTAAAAAACGTAATATTGTAATTCCTCCAAAGGAACGTTCTGCAAAAGATGAGAAGTATGCTGGTGCATATGTTAAAGAACCAGTTCCTGGCGTTTATGATTGGGTGGTTAATTTTGACCTTAACAGTCTATATCCCCACCTGATCATGATGTATAATATTTCTCCAGAAACTCTTTTAGATGAAAGGCACCCTACCGTATCTGTAGATAAGATTCTAAATCAAGAAATTGATTTTAATTCTTATAAGGATTATGCTGTAACAGCAAATGGTGCAATGTATCGCAAAGATTTTCGTGGAATGCTTCCCGAATTGATGGAGAAGATGTATAACGAACGTGTCATTTTCAAAAAGAAAATGATTGAGGCAAAGAAAAAGTATGAAAAAACAAAGACGAAAGAATTGGAGAAAGAAATTGCACGATGCAATAACATTCAAATGGCGAAAAAGATTTCTCTTAATTCAGCTTATGGTGCTATCGGCAACCAGTACTTTCGCTATTACAAGTTGGCAAATGCTGAGGCCATTACTCTGAGTGGTCAGGTAGCAATTCGTTGGATTGAAAATAAAATGAATTCTTATTTGAATAAACTTCTTAAAACTGAGGATATTGATTATGTTATTGCTTCTGATACCGATTCCATTTATCTTAATATGGGCCCTCTGGTTGAAACTGTATACGAGGGAAGAACGAAAACTACTGAAAGCATTGTCTCGTTCCTTGATAAGGTCGCTCAAGTGGAACTTGAAAAGTATATTGAAAGTTGCTACCAAGAACTGGCAAACTATGTGAATGCATATGCTCAGAAGATGCAGATGAAGCGGGAGAACATTGCTGACCGTGGAATCTGGACTGCTAAGAAACGTTATATCCTGAATGTCTGGGATAGTGAGGGTGTTCGTTATGAACAACCTAAACTCAAGATTATGGGTATCGAAGCAGTTAAATCATCAACTCCAGCCCCCTGTCGCACAATGATTAAGGATGCATTGAAACTGATGATGAATGGCACTGAAGATGATGTAATTAATTTTATTGATAAGAGTCGTGAGGAATTTAGAAAACTTCCCCCTGAACAAATTTCATTTCCTCGTTCAGCATCTGATGTAAACAAATACAAATCATCAGCAACAATTTATGCAAAAGGAACTCCAATTCATGTTCGTGGTGCATTGCTCTTTAATCATTACATAAAACAAAAAAATCTTACAAATAAGTATTCTCTTATTCAGAATGGTGAAAAGATTAAATTTGTTTATTTAAAAAAACCAAATACTATTCATGAGAATATCATCTCATTTATTCAAGATTTCCCTAGGGAACTTGGGATTGACAAATACATAGATTATGACTTACAATTTGAGAAAGCATTTCTAGAACCATTGAAAATCATTCTTGATGCAATTGGTTGGAACGTAGAAAAAACTGTTAACCTTGATTTATTTTTTAGCTAATGGATTTCCTTAAAGATATTGTAAAAGAAATCGGTGGAGAATACACACAACTGGCAGCAGATATTGATGAAACTGAAACTTTTGTGGACACAGGTTCGTACATATTTAATGCTCTTGTCAGTGGGAGTATCTTTGGTGGTGTATCTGGTAACAAGATTACTGCAATTGCAGGTGAAAGTTCTACGGGAAAAACTTTCTTCTCCCTGGCAGTGGTTAAAAATTTTCTTGATAATAATCCTGAAGGTTATTGTCTCTATTTTGATACTGAAGCAGCTATCACCAAATCTCTTTTAGAATCCCGTGGAATTGATACTACTCGTCTTGTGGTTGTTAATGTTGTTACTGTTGAGGAATTTCGTGGAAAAGCATTAAAAGCAGTTGACCTTTACTTAAAAAAACCTGAAGGAGAACGCAAACCCTGTATGTTTGTGTTAGACTCTTTGGGTATGCTTTCAACCAGTAAAGAGATTAATGATGCTCTGAATGATAAAGAAGTTCGGGACATGACTAAATCTCAATTGATTAAGGGTGCATTCCGTATGCT